CCGATAACTTGTACGCTATGGGTCCACTGGACAACCTCGTTGGTATGCAGTACCGCATTGACCACCTTGAGAACCTCCGCGCTGACGTATTCGATCAGGTAGCCTTCCCGGTTATTAAGATTAAGGGTGATGTTGAAGACTTTGACTTCCAGCCGGGGTCTAGAATTTACTGCGGTGATGAAGGTGATGTCTCCTACCTCCAGTCTGATGCTGCTGGTACGGCTCTTACCGCTGATAACCAGATTAACATTCTTGAGAATAGAATGGAACAGCTTGCTGGTGCGCCGAGAGAGGCTATGGGTATTAGAACCCCCGGTGAAAAGACAGCCTTCGAGATTAATAGTCTCCAGAATGCAGCCAGCAGGATCTTCCAGAATAAGACCCAGCACTTCGAGCGCATCTTCGTAGAGCCTATCCTGAATGCTATGCTTGAGGCTGCTAGACGCAATATGGATGCCTCTGATGTTATCCGTGTCTTCGATGAAGCTATCGGGACTACGATCTTCCAGACGATTACGAAGGAAGATATTACTGCGAAGGGTAAGATTGTTCCAATGGGTGCAAGACACTTTGCTGAGAGAGCGCAGAGATTGCAGAACCTCCAGCAGCTTTGGCAGATTAAATCGGCTGATCCCTCCGTTGCTGCTCATATGAGTGGTAAGGAATTTGCCAGAATCCTTGCCGAAGAACTCGGTGAGAAGAACCTGTTTAGCGAGAACATCTCTGTCTATGAAAACTATGAAACTCAAAAGACAGCGCAGGAAGTTCAGTTAATCGCTAATGAAGAGAATATGATTGCAGCAGAACAAGGAATTTAAGCACGGAGTTCTGAGTTAATGAAAACAATTTGGTTTATGGATCTTCCGAAAGACCAGCAGGAAGATTTCAAGAAGCAAGTAAGTTCTTCTAAGGATGTTCTGGAAAAGCTGGAGAGCATCCTTAAAACAAAGATTAAAGAAATAACACTATCGGAAGATTATGACAACCCGAGTTGGGCTTATAAGCAAGCTGATAGAAATGGTTATAATCGGGCTTTGACAGAAGTCCTTAACATTCTCAAATTCTAACCTAGACCAAGAGGTATTATAAATGACTGACGTTTTTTCTTCCGCGACAACGGAAACTGTAACAACTGAGATTACTAATAATCCGACAAACGATTCTTATGTAACACAGTTGGTTGGAGAAGGCAAGAAGTTCAAGGATATCGAATCGCTTGCTAAGGGTAAACTCGAAGCTGATAGGCATATCGGTGAGATTACAAAGACCCTTGATGAGCTTCGGGCAGAACTTGCTAAGCAAGATTATGCTAAGTCCCTCCTTGAGCAGATGAACAAGGCTTCTGAGACTACGGCAGAACAGCCTTCTTCCAGTACACCTAGTCCCTCTAATACTGAGAATACCACTCAGAGAGCGAGTGATGATATTGAAGCCCTTGTAGAAAAAGTTATTACTGAGAAGGAAAGAAGCAGGACTGTTACTCAGAATCTCTCTGTTGTAAACGAAGAGATGGAGAAGCAGTACGGTGATAAGGCCGGTCAGATTCTTAAGGCGAAGAGTGCAGAACTTAATATGTCGCTCGAAAGACTTAAGGAAATTGCAGCGGAATCTCCGACAGCTTTCTTCCAGTTGGTTGGGGTTAATAACAATAAGAAGGTAACTTCTATGACAACTCAATCTTCAGTTCGCAGTGAAAACTTTAACTCCAATTCTCAGGAAAGAGATTTTGATTATTATCAGAAGCTCCGTAAGGAGAATAGGAGTCTCTATTATTCCCCGAAGATCCAGAACATGATGCTTCAGGATCGTACTAGACTTGGGGATAAGTTCTACAAATCTTAATCTTAACAATGAAGGAGATCAGATATGTCGGGTATGACAACTGGTAATACTACCCTCCTTACTCGCTCGGAAGTGTGGTCGAGAGAGCTTAAGGAAATTCTGCGTGATGAGCTTATGGCTCAGAAGTACGTTCGCTGGCTTCAGGAGTTCCCTGATGGCGATACGTTCAAGATCCCGTCCATCGGTCAGGCGTATGTTGATGACTACGCTGAAGACGAGTCGGTGAAGTATCGTCCTCTGGACACTGGTCAGTTCACCTTCCAGATCACTGAGTACCTCTCTTCGGGTACTTATGTGACGAAGAAGGCTGAGCAGGATATGTTCTACATGAATGAGCTTGTTTCTCGCTTCGTTCCGGAGCAGGAGAGAGCCATTATGGAGCATGTCGAGGAAACAGTCCTTGGTCTTCAGTCTCAGCAGACGGCTGCTAACACGAACGCTATTAACGGTGGTAAGCATCGTTATGTTGCTACGGGTTCCAGCAATGTTATCAACGTGGCTGACTTCGCCCGTGCAAACCTCTCGCTGAACAAGGCTAACGTGTCGGCTAACAACCGTGTCGCTATTGTGGACCCGTCTGTGGCCTACACAATCGAAACGGCGACTCAGCTTGTTGGCATCAACAACAACCCGATGTTCGAAGGTATCGTGTCTTCGGGTATTGCAACGGGTATGCGCTTCGTCCGTAACGTCTACGGCTTTGATGTGTACACTTCGCAGCGTCTGGCTACGATCTCTTCGGAAACGCTTGAGACTGTGAACTGCGCTGGGTTTAAGGCGAACCTGTTCTTCTCTGCTGATGCTTCGGTTGTTCCGTTCATCGGTGCTTGGAGACAGATGCCGGAAGTCGATACTGAGTACAATAAGGACTTCCAGCGTACAGAGTTTGTTACAACCGCCCGCTATGGCGTGAAGCTGTACCGTCCTGAGAACCTTGTTGTCGTTCTGTCGAACGCTGCTGTGTAATAGGAGGATAAATTATGGCTGATTGGACAAACTCGGACGGTCTTGAAGTCCGTTTTACTAACCCGGAAGCTGGTCAGACTGGTGCTGGTTTGGCTACTTTGGGTGCTGTTAAGGTTCTTGAAGTGGATCTTGACTATACAACAAACATCTCGGCTGCTGCTGATGGTCATGAGGCATTCATTCCGGCTGGTGCTCAGATCGTTCGTGCTTACCTCATTGGTAAGACCGCGATGGCTGGTACTTCAGGTACACTGAAGATTGGTCTATCGTCTAAGGACGGTACAACGCTTACTGATGATGATGCTATCCTGACAAGCACTCTTGCTACACAGGCAAACCTTGCTGCTCAGAAGTCTCTTCTGTGTGATGGTGCGGCTGCTGCGGCCTCGTCTGGTATCTTTACCAACTTTTCGGCTACTGTAGATGGGTATATCTACACAACAAAGGGTGGTACAGTGACTGGTGGTACGGGTAAGCTTATTGTCGAGTACATCGACAAGGATTAATAATACTTGTCTTGGGGGAGTCCTTTGGGATTCCCCCTTGACACCTTAAAAAGAAATGGTATAATAATACTTATGGTCCCCACGGTTGATACTAATATAGGATACTTAAATGGCTAACGTACAACATTCCGCTTTGACTGATACAGATGGTATTCATGAACCGAAGGGTATTTCTACTGCCAGTTCAAATCAGGTTTATGTAGCCAATGGTAGTTCCTCTGGTAGTTGGAAGAACCTCTCTAATATTCCGGGTAGTGGTTGGGGATATTATACAAATACAACGTATACGAGTACAACATACTTCCAACTTAATACTACTGAACAACCAATACCCTTTGATTTAAAGTCTGTTGAAACAAATCTTCCTGTAACTTTAAATGGTGTTGATAGTACCCTATTGACGTTGGGTACGGATACTCTTCTTTTTGTATCCACTGGCGATTTGATGGCTATTACGCTATCTTTTGAATTGGTTAATCTATCAGCCACTCAGGCTTATCTTGATATCTCTTTGTATGGTTCCTCAGATGGAACTACTTACAGTACTCTCCTTGCAGAGAAGACTGTTCCGTTGCTGAAAACTAATCAGTTTATTTCTGAAACTTCACTGGTGTATGTAACAGCAAATATGGCCTCTCATGGTGCTAGAATTAAATCCTCTCTTCCTTCTGGTACTGGTAATATTAGAGGTATTAGTTTGATTTCATCTAGAATACATAGGGCTAGATAATAATGGCTACAGCTAAAATGACACTATTGGAGATCGTTCAGGATGTCCTGAATGATATGGACTCTGATGAGGTAAACGGTATTGCTGATACCGTAGAAGCAACCCAAATTGCTAATATCTGTAGGAGTGTCTACTATGATGTAATTACAACTGTCGATCTTCCGGAACACTCGGAGTTGGTTACAGTAACTGGTCTTTCTAACTCCGCTAGACCCAACTTTATGGACGCGAATAGCGTTACAGAGATCAAGGAGTTGAGATACAATGTATCAGAGACTGGTGGGGAACTTGAATATAAGCTCATTGATTATGTTCTACCGGATGAATTTGTTCAGAGAATTGTTACGAGGGATACCACTGCATCCGAAGTAATCATTGTTACCGATCCGACATCTGGTATTTCTCTTCCAATCCTGAATAACAAGATGCCTGACTATTATACATCATTTGATGATAGGTATCTTTGTTTCGATAGTTATGATTCTTCTATCGATACTACTCTTCAGACAAGCAAGTCATTGGTACTTGGTACAAAGCTACCATCTTTTACTATGACCAATGATGCAACGCCAGATATGGATGATAGTATTTTTCCCTACTACCTTGCAGAGGTTAAATCTCGGGCGCTGTCTCTCCTTAAGGGAGGGGCAGACCCGAAGGTAGAACAGTTTGCTAGAAAGCATAGATACTTCCAGAGAAACAATAGATCTAAGACACCTGAAGTGAGGGTTTTGAATGACTATGGCCGAAACCGATAATGACCTTATCGTTGTAGAAGACAATAAAGAAGGTACACTCCTTACAATTACAAGTCCTAAAAGAAAAGCAAAGTACACAATTTACAAGCCTGAAGACGGTTACAGTATGTTCAGGATTGGTACAGACTCTGGTAGTATTCCAGACCATCTTTCAGGATATTACACTAGCAGAAAGTCAGCATTAGCAGATCTTGAGTTTTGGTTGGACAGTGTACCCGAAAGCAAAGAGGCTAAGTGGGATAGAATGTTTGGTGAGGATAAGGCTCCTCCACTGAAGACGAAGGATAAAAAGATTGGTACAGACGTATAGCACTAAACCTGTAAACAACTTTATCAAGGGGCTTATTACCGAAGCCTCTGTTATGACCTATCCTGATGGTGCTTCTTCTGATGAATTGAACTGCGATCTCCTTAAGAACGGGGCTAGACAAAGAAGGAGGGGTATCGAATTTGAAGAGAATTATGTTGCAAGTTCGTTTACTGCCGGATCTGGCGCATTTATTCATACGCAAAATTGGCAGAATGTTTCTGGTATTGGCGGTACTGAGTTTCTTGTTGTTCAGGTAAACAGCAGAGTTTACTTTTACGATAAGTCTTACTCAACACTTTCGCTTAGCGAGAAACCCTTTTCAATTAATCTTCTAGACTATAAAGCTGAAAATGAATTTGATACTGCGACTTCTCCGATAAGTGTTTCTTCTTCCATCGGATACCTTGTAATTGTATCTCAAGCTATTCATCCAATTAGAGTAGTTTATAATTCAAACGATAATACTATCTCTGTCTCTAAAATTAAGATTGAAATTAGAGACTTTGAATACCTTAATATGTCTTCTGATATTGATAGTATTGTAAGAACTAGTAATACAGTTACGATTACTACATTGAACAAGCATGCTTTAGAAGCTGGGGATACTATCAAAATTGATTGTAATCTTTCTCAGTTTAACGGAGAGTTTTTAGTAAATACTGTTACTTCAAATAGAGTTTTTACTTTTACTCTTAGTGGTTCAAACTATTCTTTAGATGATAATATTACTGGTACTGTAACAAAAGTTATTCCAAATGACTTTGTTCCAGAAGATTCAAATGGTGGGATTACAAAAAATTACCAGTATGATCTATTCAATATGGGTTGGGCAGAAAGAGTTACTTTTGTCGGTTCTCCAAAAGAACCAACGCCTTATGAACAGTATTTAGTTGAGGAAGATTTTTATGGATATCCTCCTAGAAACAAACCTTGGTATTTTGGAAAACTTTATGTAGAACAAACCTCTCCTAATGAAAAGGGTATTAAGTTTAATGCAAGCCAGTTTTATACAACTGCTTCAGGTAATACTCTTTCTCCAAATGGTTTCTTTATTCTTGACTTCTTTAATCAAGATAGATCTAAAGCTACAGAGTATACACCAGTTACAATAGGTAATCTTCCAGTTGTAAATGAAAGTTCAAGATTTTCTTGCACTGTTTCTTATGCTGGAAGAGTTTGGTATGCTGGTTTGAACTCTTCTAAGAATGGTGGAAAGATCTTCTTCTCGAAAGTTGTCGAGAATAAAGATGACTTTGGCAAGTGCTATCAGATGGCAAGTCCAACAGCAGAAGATACTGCTGGTGTTGTGGACTCAGATGGTGGATATATTATTATCCCCGATATCTCGGATATTAAAGCTCTCTTTCCGACAGGCTCCGTTCTTTATGTCCTCGCTAGTAATGGCGTATGGGCTATTGGTGGCGTTGATCAGGTCTTTAAGGCTACTGAATATTACGTTAGTAAGATCTCCAACTTTGGTATTGTAAATTCTAGAACACTTTCTAATGTTTCTGGAACACCGATTTATTGGGGAGTCTCTGGTATTTTTGCTATTACAGTAGAGAATAATTCTCCAACAGTTACTTCTATCTCTGATAATATTAAGACATTCTACGATAATATTGGTAACTCCGCTAAGAAGAATGCTACTTCTGTCTTTGATAGATTAAATAATCGAATTTATTGGATGTACTCTTCTGAGACTGAAACAATTGCAAATAAGAAAAACAAGATACTTGTTCTTGATATGTCTCTTCAGGCTTTCTTTCCTTGGACTGTTTCTGATAAAGCAAGC